TTTGCAATTTGTGCATTGTTTTCAGCAATACTGGAAAGTTTAAGTTGATTACCTAAATAATCACCTGCGTATTTACCAAGGGCTTGAGCTACTTGTACCATAGAACCACCCTCCTTAGCTATCTTAAGCGCTGCTGAAGTCACATTTTGAGGGGCAAAAGGCATGGCATTTATAATCATTTCATTAGCTTTTTGTTCTTGTTCTTTTTTTGTTTTAAGATCATCCAAAGCTAAGCTAGTTTTAATCTGTTGTTCTCTTGCTTGTTTCTTTTCATCTGCCGTTAATAGAGGCTCTATTGCTTTTAATTGTTGAGTATACAAATCTAAAGTCTCTTTGATTGGTGCGTATTTACTATCTACAGCTTGCTGTGCTGTCTCTTGGGCTAATTGGATATTACCTTGGGCAGCAATTGCTTGCGCATTTAAAATTCCTATATCAGCCATTTTAAGAGAACGCACCAACTGTGCTTTCTTCTGAGTATCTAATTGCTGGGTGTTGACAATTGACTTAAGAATCCCGCCTCCTTGTAAGCTGTCTAAGCTATTAGCTAAAACAATATCATCTTTCTGAACTTCTGCTGATTTATTTAAAATTTGTGAATTTAAATCTTGTAAGTTTTGTTTTAATTGTGGTAATCCCGCAGCTCCTTGAGCTTCTGTAAGGGCTTGTTTTTGCCCTTGTAGTTGTGGGATAAGGTCAAGCATCGACTTAGAAATACTTTGCGCTTGTGTTTGATTTGCTGTGTCAGCTATGGCTGTATCTTTTAGGATTCTATCAGCCTGATTTATTATTGGTGTTGGTTGTGAAAGATTTGCTCCAGGCAAATTAATTGGTTGTGTACCAAGAGTACTAATATTTTGAGACTGTGGAATATTAGTAGGCTGAACGGGTGTAGTTCCTACAGGCATTTGTGGCATTGTTTGAGGTGCATTTATTGGCGCTGAAGCTGCCTGTAACGGGCGTGAATTTAAATTTGCTGTACCCATTGAAGTGTTAGAAGAACCGCCAAAAGTTTGTGTATTTGGGTTAAATGGTACTGCACTTGCTGTAACTGTAGGATTAGCCATGTTGTGTTTTAAAGCCCCCGCAATTAGCTATTTGTTTTAAGTATATAATATTCATCGGCATTGTCAAACTTTTAAGAAATTAACCCCAAAGCTTGTAGTTTTGTTTCAAGCTCGTTAATTCTTGTACGCATGTTGTCTATCACTGCGGAGTCCGATGTTTTGAGGTTATTAACACCTCCTGATGTTAGAGAAGTAGAATCTTTTGCTGTTAAAGCAGACTGGGGTGCAGAAAGGGCAGAGGCTACTGCTTTTTTACTTAGCTTCTCACTATTAATTCCATCGTGATTATGTCTATAAGAAAAAGGGTTATTTTGGTTAGTTTCTTGCATATTAGTAAATTAAGGTTCTTAGTAAATTAATATTGTTGCCAAAGATCGCTGAAGTATAATTGAGTGATATTTCAAATTGAACCATTTCTGCATTGGTAATTGAAGCTGATGCAAAGTGAGACAAGACACCTCCTATATCACTATATGTCCAAGTGTCTATCTCTGTAAAGTCATCTGTTAGGTTGGTTCTGTATGATATTTTTATTCCTTGATTAGCTATAAGTGGTTTAGAGAAAAGAAATTCTAACTGTTCAAAAGTCTTTTTATCTCTAGCATTTGCTACTAGATAAGCTTGAGTCCTCCATCTTGCTGTATATCCTGTATTTAAAGCTGTTACAGAAGTTCTTGATAATTCGTAACTTGTTCCTGACTGTACACCAAAGGCTAGTGAGTTATCGTCTAATACTCTTACACTACCAAATCTAACATTAGACACATTGCCTAAATTTCCATCCCTTGAGAAGAAGGGTAAGTGAGTAGGGTAATCTTTCATTAACCCTATTTCCCATATTCCCGTAGTGGTTGGAGAGTTAGCGTCATAGTTTGCAGATAACCCTACTAGTAAATTTCCTCTTTGGTTAATGCACATTGCATTCGGGTATACCCAAGAAGAAGCCACATAGAAGCCTGAACGGTTAAATGGAAGTCTTTTTATCTTTTGATAATTAGTTCCATCGGTCACATAGATATTCCCATCATTGCCTGCTGAGAAATAGGCTTGATTTTTATTAGAAACCATAGAGTTAAACCCAGGTTCATTTAACTCTATGATGTTGTCAGCATTGGCCGATGAATAATCCCAGACTACCAACCCCGCATAACCAAACTGGTCTCGTGCGTAATAGGAATAGCCTTTTTGGGTACCTATAAGAAGTTTGTCTCCAACTGTGGACAAGGTTACTCCATAGGTATTTTTAGGTAGCACAAAACCCCCAGACATTGTAGAGCTTGAGGTAACTGTAACTGAACCCACAGAGTGGGAAATATTAGTTATCCTCCCCAAATTGTTCCCATTGGTAAAGTACATATATCCATCTTTGCCCATAGTAAGTTTTATATAGTGGGTTCCATCCAGAGAACCTATTTTAGCTGGATACCATGAAGCTGAGTTAGCTGTTGGGTCATGATAAATTACCCCAATGTAGCCTGTTCCAGATTGAGCATAGGAAACTACTGTAAAAGTAGAGTCCCAAATACAAACATCCCATCCTTGTGCAAGATTAGTGGCGGCGGCCGATTGAGCATTTCCTACTGTCATTAATTGTCCTCCTTCGGTTAAAACCGTTCTTTGAGTAACGTTTAAAGAGTTGTAGTTGGAAACGTCAGCAATCGGAACCCCTGTTAAAGTAACCGTGGATGGGTTATTTACATTTGAGGCATCAGCTTCACTGGCGGTTTGGATTTTAAGTATGCCTGGTTCATCAAAAATCTCACAACCAATAATAGCTTCGTTACCTAAAATAGCTGAATTAGCTATGCCGTTTTGTGGGTTTGCGATTGTAATGATTCCATTTTTATCCATATATTAGGCTTGGGCTTCCCATAGCAAGTTATAAGTACCTGTCCCACCACCAGTTTTAGTCCAGGCAATGGAAATATTTGTAGCGTCTACCGTAACCACCCCAGTTGAATAATCTGATACGCCAGCAGTTGAAGCAATTCCTAAACGGAAATCTGTACTAACGACTGCCGTAGTCGTTGAGCTTCTATTTTCAGACAAAGAACTTTGGGTAGTCCCATTGTACACAGTGTATGAGTAGTAGAACCCTGGCGCTACACCATTAGTAATATTGTCAGCAAACATTGCCGTGATTTTAACCTGTTTTGGTATTATCCCTAATCCATGAGCTATAGTTTGGGTTGCCGAGGCGTCTGCTGCATTTTTAGTAGTAGACCCATTAGCATAGGCTGTACTTTGAGATTTAGCTGAAACTAATTGCATATTAGTTCCATCGTAAACTACTTCTACTATTTGGTTAGCTAAAATATCCCCAGTTGAAAGGTCAGAAGATACATTTTTTTTAATTGTTTTAGCACCTATAGCATTTACATTGAGTGAACAAGCCCCAGTGTTAGCTGTTGCGGCCAAGAAAGTAAAGCGCATACCTGTAGTATAGGCAGTGGGAGCGGGTGAACATGTAATAGCATAAGAGTCAGTACCAACGGCGTCAGCTTGATAATCATAGATTTTAACGGAAGGTAAGACATCTGGGGTAGTTACCAGTTTTGCACCTGTTCCACCTGTTGTGGTTCTTGCAATAGTTTCAGCATAAGTTGCAAGCTCTACTACACCTTTAACCGTTGTAGAGGCGTCACTTGCCCCTGGGTTAGCAATCCATTCTGGAGCGGAGCCTGTAGAAGAGTAAATAGTCCCAGAAGCCCCTATCGGAAGCCTAGTAAAAACCCCACTACTGTTTCGATAATAAGTATCCCCAGTCGCGTCACTCCCTGCATTAATTACTGGTGCCGTAAGAGTTTTATTTGTTAAGGTTTGGGTAGCGGTTTTACCTACTGCTTTATCTGTTGAAGTCACTTCCCCTAGCTTATAGTCAAAAGAGGTAGTCACGGCAGAACCATCCACGCCTACTTTAGCTTCGAGAGCCTCGACCGCGTCGTTTACGTTTCCGTGTTGAGTCCAGTGGTCAAGGGTTGGACTTGCATTGTCCAGTAAATCCGTACTTTGTGGATTTGGAAAGGAATCAAGTGATGTGGGGTATGTAATTGACATAAATTAATTTTTAGTTTGGTTAGTATAAATTGTACCTACTTTACCTGAGTAGATATACCCAGTTTCTCCATAGGTTTTACCAGCTTCTCCATAGGTTATAGGAGTTTGGCCAGTGTATTTTTGTTGGTTAGTAAAGGTGGTTGTCATATTATAGGCTAGGGGTATTACGAGCAACCATAACTACCTTCTCGTCTTTTTTACGTGAAGCGTAGAAGTCTCTTACTTTTTGCTCCCAAGCCTGAATTTGCAATTGCAAGGCTTGGAGTTTGGTAGTAGACAAAAGTTTGGACATAGCGTACATATAAGCACATTTAAGAGGGATTATTTTATGTAAATGTTTAGCAAAACCTGGCTGAGTAGTGGTATCAGTTGAAGTAAAGTAGTATGGTTTTCTTTGGAAATAGACTTTAAGTCCACCTGTAGAATTATAGGAAGGTTTAGGGTAGAGGAAAATAGAGCTTGCTATCTTATCGTAGAAAATAGGAGTACCTGCCGTACTCATAAAGTCTGTGAGAGAATAATTATTCCCCCCAAAGGTACCAGTTGCAGTGAGTCCTGTATTAGGAATATTAGCTGTACCTGGTGGAGTTAAGTCTCTTTGGTCAAAAGGAGAAAGGTATTGCCACATCCCATTTTGGTCTTTACATTCTACACGAGTAATATCAATTTGTTCTGGGTCAAAAGAGTAGTCTTGTTGGTTTAAAACTAAATTAGTAGTCCCAATCGGTAAATCTGTGTAATTAGTATCGTCATATTGCCAGCGTCCATCGGCTCCCAAGATTATCGAAACCACCTCGTCCATAGCGCGGTTAGCGTCTGAGGCAATTCTAGTTAATGGATAAGTTCCTCTTGTAGAATTAACCATAAAGTCAATATCTTGAACTATTCCATTGTTGTTAGTAGTGTTGTTGAAGTCCATATTTATTATATGTTCTCCGCAATTAATTTAAGTATACAAACTTAACTTACATTAGTCAAATAATAAAGACCCTGTTAGGAGGAGCAGAGCTTGCGGACTTACTGTTCCCCCTAATAGGGCCTCTATTACAAAGAATTATTTCTTATTTCTTTCTTTAAAAGCCTTCTTCCAATCTTCCAACATATCGGCAAATTCTACAATCACCTCTCCTTTATCATTAGTTTCTACCTTAGAAACAACTTCAAACTCACCTTCATCTGCTTTAGAAAGTTTTTGGATAATAGGGTTAAGTTTATCTTTAATTTTTTGGCCTTTAATCGCTACCTTATTTCTTTCTTCCTCAAGAGCTGTAATTTTATCAGTTAAATCTTTAACGATTATTGATTGATTTTTATATTCGATTAATAATTCCACTGCTTTATCGTTTTTATATGTTACTGTTCTATTCATGTTTATATTATTGTTTTATATGCGTCCTTCCATTTATATGCATTGTTATTAATATCATACCAATTTTTTACGTACTCATGAGCTTTTTCTTTGAGTATATCAATTTTCTCTTTATTGTCCAACAAATCCGTTACTTTGTTTACCCAGTCTTGCGAATCATTTGCAAGTACTAAATATTCTCTGTCTGATTCATTGACTTCATAAGGTGAATTACCATCTGGAAATGATTGAGCTACTGTAGCCATCTTGCACATTGAGGCTTCAAGGAATTTAAGATTGGATTTGCACCTATTAAAGTAATTATCGTGTCTTGGAATTAACATAATATCTATCTTAAGTTTTGGGATAAATTCTAAGTAATCATTCAGTGGCATAAAAGGGTACCATTCTACGTTGTATTTATTCCAAAAATCTAATTCTGGTTTATAGATTTTACGTGTTTCTTCTTGCCCTGGTTTGTCTGCTGGTAATGCCTGAAGAACTACTTGCACATCTTTTCTATCCTTTAATTTTTCAAGTAGTGGGATTATATTCTCGTAGTCTTTATTAGATGCTACTGAACCTGTAACGAGTAATCTAGTTTTACCAGTATCGTTCTTAAGTGGCTCTTCCCAGTCAAAAGGGTCTACACAATTAGGAAGGACTACCACATTTTTATTCCACATTTCATATTCCTTTTTTAGAAACTCTGTGGTCACTGTTACCATATCCGCAAGCTCTGCAAACTTTCTTAATTGTTCGTTTATGTATTGAATAGCTGTGTCTAACTTATCTCTGTCTCTACCAAACATCTGAACTGGTACTCCTGAATTTTCCCTGTAAGTATCGTCATTATCCATGACAATCTTTTTACCAGCTTCTTTAAGTAAGACAGCGGCTTCATACATTTCCTTTTGAATAGGTCGATGAAAAACTACAATGTCAGCGTTCATAGCCCCTTTAATCATTCTGTCTGGAGAAGCTTTAGGAGAGCCTAGTGAAATTTTATCCCCGTCCCAACCATTAGCTTGGAGAGGTTGCATACATCTGACATACCCGCAACTTTCGTATTGTCCGCCAATAAAATAAACTTTCATTATTGAATTTGTTTTATAGGATTACCTGCTCCATCTATTTCCCAAATTTCTATAGTTCCATTTGGATGAAATATCTTTCTTACCTTCTTACCTGTTTTAAAGTCTACACCATCACTTGTTCGAGTTAATTGTGCTGCAATTTTTACTGTCATTTTGTTTATTTGTTGTGTCCTAATTAACTTGGGTAGATTGATTAGGTAGTCTACCCAAGCCACAACTAGATTAAGTTTATAATTTAGTTTGCTGTACGAATCAAGATTCCAGCGTTGTCACGGTTTTCTACTACTCCGTAAAGAATATCAGCTGTTGTTACAGTTGTAAGATATTCTGGGATATAGTGAGATTGAACACGGATTCCGTTAGAACCTACCATACTTCCTGACATTGAACCTCCTCCACCTAGTGAAGAAGCTGCCCAGTGTAGTGCATCTTTGTTAGCCAAAGCGTTGTTTCTACCAGTTGTAGAAGCTACGTATTGGATGTTTTGAGATACATATACAGGGATACCATAAAGCATTGCGTCTGGTCTTTTCGCTGTTGGGTCGTTAACTGGTGAGTTAATTGCCAAAGAGAATTTATCAATGTTTTGTACTTGTTTCCAGAATACGTTAGGGTGCATGAAGAATGCAGTTTCCCCGTTGTAGATTGGTACACCAGATGATTCCAATGCTGCGATTGCTGCACGGATTTCAGAGTCAGCAAGGTTAGTTGTTGAAGCTCCTACTACAGTTGAGAATCCAGAGAACAATGTTGCCAAAGCTACTTCTAGCTTAACAGCAATAGTATATCCAGCGTCTTTAGCATATCTTTCTTGTACTGCATAAGATTGTTTGAATTGTGCAGCTACAGAGTCAGGGATACCGAAAGAAACTTCGTACCATTGATCAACAGTAAGAGTTACTTTAGTTTCAGTTGTGTTGTTAAGTGTGCCAATTGTTAAATTCTATTTTATAGAATTGGTTAGTCATTTCTGCTAACCTCTTATGGTTACTTTTCCCATAAGAGCGGACTATTGCATACATCTCTCGATGTCCATCTCGCTTAGTCTCTCACGGTGCTTTCGCTTCCGCCTCGTTCGCATTTCAGCCTTCGAGTCAATCAGAGTTGGTTTTCATTGTTTTTAAGATATTCTATCAGTGAATAAAGTTTTGTGTGGTCTTCATGAGCTAGCCCTATTATTGTATTACAATTTGAGCAAAGCCACCCCCTGAATTTCGCTGTTTTATGATTATGGTCTAGTACTATTCCATTTCTTTTTTTACCAGCTCCACCGCATACTTCGCATTTATCTGGTCTAGGTCTAGGTGCAATTGTTTTTATGTACCTTGAATTATTGCCTCCTTTCCAAGCCCAATGCTTTTCACCTCTGATAAAAACACTTCTATCTTTTCCTGCACATTGTGTAGAACAATATTTAGGTATAATTGGGCTTCTTTTACGTTCACATGGTTTAGTGCAGACTTTACAATTAAATTTGTAACCTCCACCTCTCCAATTATTTGTATTCTCCCCTTTAAGGGTTGATTGGAATTTTATATAACATTGTTTGTTACAAAAGTTCTTTTCATGAAGCCAACTAGGTTGCCTAATTATCTTTTTCTTACACAAGTGACATTCGATATTCATTTACAGCTAGTGTATATGTTTTCGAAAAAATAGTCAATGCCGCCATGGTGTTAACGGCCGTTCCTACTGATACTGCGTTAGCAGACATTTCAGTAAGGTTTGGTGTGTAAAGAACTGAACCACCTGCCTTTAATTCTGCACTTCTGTCCGTAAAGAAAGAAGCTAGGTTAAGGTTGTATTTATAGAAGTCGTTTATTTTCTCGCCCCATACAGCTGGTATAAACGATGCCAGTGTAGTTGTGGTCTCTTGACCTGATGGAAATGCCATATAATGTTTAAATTAGGTTGTTAAACGGATAAATGAGCAACTTCCCGCAATAAGCTACTACTTCCCAGAAAACTTTTCCCAAACGGCTTTATGTTCTGCTTCAGTCATGCCTGGCTTAATGAGTGGACCTCCTTGTTGAAAGCCTGAACCATTAGAAGCCCCTAACTTAGCTTTAGCACGTCTCTCCTCTTCCTTTTGTTTTGTTTCGTAGGTTTTGAATAAAGGATTCTCGAGAGCTTCCTTTAAACTTACACCACTTCCACGAGCAATAATTTGGAGTTGTGCTAGAGCATCGTCGTCATAACCTTTAGCTATAAGATAAAGTTCGTCTCGGTTGATGTCTGAGCTACCCTTTTTCTCTTTTAACGGAGCAGGAGAGTTTTCCTTTTGGCTTTTATAGGCTATTGCTTGCCTTTTTAGCTTAGTAAATTCTGATTTGGATAAGGTGACAGTTTCGTCTTGCGTTGGTTCTGTCTCTTGTTCCTGGTCGTTAGATTCGGTTTCAGTATTGGATACGTCCTCTACTTGCAATTCCTCTTCTTGTAAGTTCTCTTGTTCATTTGTCATAAAATGATAATAGTTTAGCGTTTTTTCATCAGGACGATACCTGCTTTTATTATTTTTTGGGCGGAAATATAACCGTTTGTTTTACTCTGATTGATTTATATCCTTACTTTCCTTCTTTGGGCCGAAACTATCTTCTAATTGTTTAAATGCGTTCTGGATAGTGTTTTTGGCTTCTAGGATACCTTCTGTTGATTCACCATTGAAAGCTTTCTTAACTGTGATTTCTTTAAGTTGCGCCATGAAGAACTCTTTTACAGCTTCTCTCATGTCTTGGTCTATATAAAATTTGTGTAATGTTGGTAGCATAGTTATTGGTTAGCTTCGGGGAGAACGGCTTGAGCGTTTTGCATTGCTGCTGTTGCTGTAGGTTGTGTAGGCATAGACATCTTTTGACCTGTTCCACCCATTCCTGCAATTTGTCCTGGAGAAAGAATACCTGATAGCTCTGCCATTCTGCCTATAATCTTGGCCATTGTAGGGTCTTGCATAGCTTGTGGGTTACGAGCTAGTATCATAGAAATGTATTCTAGGTTTTTCTTTTCTACGTCCATGTCTTGGAGTTCTTTAGTAACAATCACTGATACTTTTGGTTCAAAGTTCTTAAACCAACCAGATTCTATTTCTAGAAATCTTCTGTTGCCACGTTGTGCTAGTTTTTGTTTAGTGAAGTCAATTCCTGCTTGGTATTCTTCTGGAGAAACAATCATGCGTGAAAGAACTTTCTTTTTAAGTTCTTCATTAACTAAGTGAGTGGCGAAAGCTTCATCAATTTTAGCTAATTCATCTTCGCCAAATTCTGAGGAAAGAATATGCTCTTTGTTAATTCTTTTAGCAAGGAAAGGAAGAACCCAATCATTAAATAGTTCTGTGATAAATACTCCTGCTTCTTCTCGTTTATAATCAAAGTATGATGAGGCCTGTTGGGCTTGTATAGCCAGTGAACCTAGTGGAGTACCTGATGGCATAGTTTCCCCTGTTACAGCGTCGAAAGTATTTGTACTTCGTTGGATTTGAGTATCCCATGAGGTCTTTAGGTTGTTAAATTCAGGAAAAGAACTTGGAAGTAATGAAAGAGATTGCACAGATTCTCCACGCTTATGTTTAATTACAGAACCATTAACTAGGTCAGTGATAGCATTATTGCCTACATCTTCTGAGTCAGTAGTTATAATTACTTTGCCAGACAAAGTCATAGCATTAGTCTCACCAATAACAGCGTCATTAGTCCATCTCTGAGCTTCAAATCCTTCCTCTACAACACCACGCCCTAATGCTCTACCTGGTATTTTCTCCCATGAAAGATATTTGTATTGTGATTCTTCTAGGTCTTCTTTGAAGAGTAACACTTGTTTGCCAGCATCACCTGCAACAATAAATCTCATTAGTTTAAAAGTATATTTGTCTCCATCTTCTCCTATTTCTGGGTCATAAGTTTCTGGGAATACTCCTTCTATTTCGTATACTGGTATACGATTAGTGGCTGTTTGGGCAACACCTTTTTGCAGGTTCTTCTCCATGTTAGTAGAAAGTCCCATTGCCTTATCTACATTCTCCCAAACGTCTTTTTTCTCTGCTAACTCATTAGGAAGCATGTAGTGCTTTTCAGTGATTACTCCATTCTCGATATCTACTGGGTCAGTTATAACATTCTTCCAAGGAACTACTTCAATCTCTAGTTCTTCTTGTTCACCTGGTTCTTTGTATTGGCATTTCTTTATTAGTACTCCACCGTATCTAGCACGAGTTTGCCCAAAATCATTAAGAAAAAGAGAAAAATCAGATTGTTTCATCCATTCATAAGCTTCATGATTGTAAAGGAAAGCATATTCTGCAAAGTTAGGATTGTCTGAGATTATCTTGATGTCTTTAACATCTATGTCAGTAGCTCTTACTGCTACGTTTACTCGGTAATTAACTATGTTGTAAAAAGGTTTATCCCGTCCTAATTCATCCTTGTCTCCTGTAAGGTATTTAGAGTTAGAATAAAACTCTATTTTCTTTAGGGTTTGCCATTGAGAAAAAGTAAGCCCATCAATTAAAGTAATGTACCCGTTGTTATAGTTTTCATTTTGTCGATTTAATTCAACAAAAATTGGTAAATCTTGATTCATGATTTAAGATATTACCGCAAGTTAAGGTAAGTATATAAACATTGTAGAACTATGTCAAATATTGTAGCTCTTTTGGTTAGCTAGTCTGTTTGCAAACATTTGTTGCTGTTTCAATATCTTGTCTTGTTGGGAGAGTGGATTAACAATTGAGTTAATTGCATAGCGTACAGCATCTAGGGCGTGATCTAATCCTCCCTCTGGTTCATTGAGGACTTTACCGTTCTTATCTATTTTCCATAAGTAGTTTCTAAACTCTTTAATTAAATTAGTACTTCTCTTAGTCATTGAGATTCTCTGGAATTGTACCTTTTGTATTCCTTGTCGTACTGAGTCAGGGCCTTTAACTGTTGGTACTACATTGAGTCCATAGAGAATAAGCTCGTCAATTGACTTAGGCTCTGCACTATCTGCTATACATAATACTTTAGGAAGATTATTGACTAAGTCTGCTATTTGTTTGTTACTTAAGCCTTTCTGATAACAAACCTCATCTAGGATATACCCTCCATTGTAGTAATATACATCCACTATTGCTGTTGGGTCATTAGTATAACCAAAATCTATTCCACGACGTTCAAGTCTAGCTTCATGAGGTATTTCATCTATTATGTTCCAATCTTTGTAGATACGTCCTTCGACCACACCCAGTTGACCAAGCCCGTACACTTGCCACCAACCTTTGTTATTCATGCGTTGTTCTATGGAACCTACTATCTCAGGAGGTAATGATTCGTTGTCTTTGTACGTAAGAATTATAAAATCGTAGTCAGTTCTTTTGTTAAGAATTTCTAGCTGTACCCAAAACTCCGAACTTGGATTGTAGTCTAAAAAAATAAACTCCTTTGTTCTAACCTCCAGTTGTTGAAAAGCATCAAAATGAACATTATTACATTCATTGATAAACAAACGGTCTCTTCTTGCCCCTCTTAATTTGTCTGGTTGGTCTGCACTAAAAAACTCTACCTTACTTCCTGTCTCAAAAGTATAAGTAGACTCTGTTTTATTCCAATTAGCGTCTTTATAATAATTATGCTCTTTAAGTATTGTTAAAAAATCTTTAATAGCACCTCTACGTAAATGGGGATAACTTTCTGAAATAACACTTGTCATTGTTGGTTTCTTATCACTTTGAGCTGAGGCTATGAGGTATAAAAGTATTGATATTGTTTTTGAGGCAGAAGTTCCCCCTTGCACAATACGAATACGCTTGTTCATTACTTTTATTTTTTCTGTTGCTGTAGTTTGGCTGAACATATTATTTTAACAGGTATTTACTAGCGTTGTTTAAGAGAATTACATCATCTTGGAATAAACCAATGCCTCTATTACAACCGCCACAAAGAAAACCCCTAACTTTATTAGTCTTGTGGCAATGGTCTACATGGAGTTTTCCTTTGTCATTCCTAAAACAGATTGCACATCGGTTATCTTGTTTGACCAACATATCTTCATATTCCTTTTGGTCTATACCATATCTCTTTTTAATTCTTAGCCATTCATTTCTCATAACAGTTGTGGGTTTGATTCTATGTTTACGATTAGCTAATTTACCAGCTAAAGTTTTCTTATACAGTCTTCGTTGTTCTCTGTACAAAACATTCTTTGCTTTTGCTCTGGCTATTACTTCTGGTCTAGCACAGTATTCTTTATTATATTTGGCTATCGACTCCTTTGTCTTCATAGGTTCTGTTAATTTGCATTATAGGTGTTGGTAAGTCTTTACCATTAGTGGTTATGTCGGTAGTTTGTCTTGGTTTTCCATTTAATCTATCTAGTATGTCAGATATAGCTGAAGTGTTGGGGTCTATTGCTGTTGCAAAGTAGTATTGCTCGTCTGCTTCATTATTTAATTCTTCGTTTACATACATATCTACAAAGTGTTCTATTTCCCATTCTTCTGTTACTCTTACAGGTTTCTTCTTTATCTTCTTCCCTTTTTCGTCAGTTATAGTATCTATACGGAATATCATATGAGAACCACAAGCAACAAGTAATTGAGCTTTTGTAACCCTCCATAAAGCATCAATCATTGTTTGCTCGTATGTTTTCCATGCTTGTTCTTTGGCTAAAGTCTTTTTGTTCTTAGTTCCCTCCCTTGCTTGTCCTCCTAAATGAGCATAGTTAGCTATATCAGGGTTACCCCTGGTTGATTCTACTTGATTTTGCTTATTTTCTTCCATGTATTTTAGTCTACAACTTTCTTAGCTTTTTGTCTAGGTTTTAGTTCCCAGTTTTTTAGGGTTTCTTCTAGGTGGTTACTCCATTCTATTATTTTTCCGTTGAACTTTTCTTCAAATTCTGCTCTTAATTTACCTTCTAGGTTTTCTAGGTCTTTTTTACTTATAAACATATTATCTTTTTACTATTACCATAAAGTCTATTTCCTTTTCTATTATTTGTGCGTTAGGAAACATCTCTAATATATCTTCTTTATAATAATTAGCGTAGTGGTAGTCGTGGTCATGTATACCTACGTTATTTAATAATCCTTGGTCGTTCTTGGCTGTTATTTCTGAGAAGTCACCTTTAGGAAAACAAAA